CTCCCAGAGATTGATTAGATATTAAATTATTTTCACCTCTTTTCATTTGGGAGGTTAAAACAATTAAGCTCCCCCCCCCACATATTTTTGATTGTAAGCATTCTATTTGAGTTTTTAGTTATCTAATTATTCGATATATAAGTTCCATGAAAGTTTACCCAATTCCCAGCAATATGATTAAATATTCGCATTTGTCCTGCTGTATCTACATTAATTAATTCTCCATTCGTTAAAGTTTGGAGCCATACCGGAGCCATCGGTACTGGTAAACCACTTGCTATAATGCCTGATGTTTCTTGAACATTCCCATCAATATCTACTGATACTACATTTCCATATCTATAAACCTTAATGTGTCCATAGTTAGATGTTATGCTGACTTGATTAGTAGTTAATTTGTTTTTCATTTCACTTATATCATCTTTGTTTTGTTTTACTTGATTTAGGATAATACCTAAATCTCCTATCCCTACATTTTCTTTTATTTTCATAGCATTAATTATTTAATACTACCTAAATACAACTATTTCCATCCTATTACTGTTTCTAGAAATATTCTATTTCTTGTATCACTAATTCCTGTTGTTATTAGCGATACTATGCCTCCATGATATGGTGTTATTTTTGTTCCATGTATAAATTCAATAGCACTGTATAACCACATATAACTACTATTTTCTTGATATATAATTGAACAATTAACGTTTTTACCATTTGGATTTTTAACCCTTACGCTTGATCTGAAATAACCATCATTTCTAAATAACAAATCGATGTATTCATAATTAGCAGAATCATCAAGTATAGTAATTTCCTCATTACTTCCTTGTTCATTATGATACAACACATAAGGCAATAAATTTTTTAGTGGTTTAGCTGTATCTCCAATTTGAGTGTTTTCGTTTATTTTCATACGATACACTCCTTAAATGAAAAGAGAGAAAGATAACTAAATCTCTTCCCTCCTTCCATTTGTTGGTTGGTAGTCGTTAAATAGCGACCCCCCCCAGTTCGTATTTTAAACATTTTCCACATCCTCCTTTATCTTATTTATATACAAATACTTCACCCCAAAGTTCTATGAAATCTTCAAATATTCCTATTATCGGAATACCTGGAGTAGAACTTACTTCATTTGTTTGTATCATTGCTAAATCTTCTACTTTGAAAACAAAATCATAAATTTTTGTATAATCAAAATTACTTCCTAATAATCCATCAAATGAATATGTATTATCACTTTGAGATATTGTTGGAGTAAGTGTTTGCCATGTTTCATTGCCTGTCCAACTTGTACCACTTTCTTTATATTTAAAACTTAATGTAAGTACATTAGGAGTATTATTAAAACTACCTTTAAAGTAATTTCCATCTATTTCAGCATATAAGTCATTACTTGTTTGATTTTCTCTATATAACCTTACTGGCGATATAGAAAGAGGAATATATGGTAGCATTGTTATTCCTGTTGTATCAGCAGTTCCAGAATATCCACGAGTATCTTCTGCTCTACCTGAGAATGAGTTAGTTAATACATTGTTAAATGTATATTCAAAATCTCCTGAATAAGTAGCAAATTCACCAGTCCCTGCTGATATTTTTGTACTTCTTATTGAAGAATTTCCTCGAGCAGTAGCTTCAAGACTTACTTTTACATTTGATATACCTTGTATAATAGTTTTATGAGTACTATCTCCAGTTAAATCTTCGATAGTATTACCTGTATCTAATTGTTTATTAGTATCCACTGCTGATACTGATACAAGAGGTCTTACTCTATTTTCACTAGCATAAACAGTAAATGTACAGCTTTTTGTTTGTCCTATTTGAGTATTACCATTATATGTAGTACAGTAAATAGTTCCTTGACCTGATGGACTATTAGGAATTTGACTATAAAAGCTCGCAGGTATTGTCCAAGCTGTACTTACTCCTACACCTGTAGCTATTTGCCCAGATAATGAACCAAACACATATGTTAGTGTATGAGTAAATGAATCTGACTTTCTATTTGTATAGATTGTCATAGTTTCTTCTATATTAGCTGGTGTTGCACTAGGCTCGCTTGCTCTAGGCCATACATTTGAATAAATTGTAGTATTAGATTCGGCATCTCCTAAAGACCAAGGAGTATCAACCTTACAATTTACATTTACAGCACCTTGCCCAGTTGTATCACTGTGATATATAGTTATATCTTTACAACCCATATATTTAGATTCATTTCTTCCAATTGATGTATAACTGTTTTCTAATTGTGTACCGTTGATGTAGCCATATACTCTACCACCACTTCCAGAATATCCTAATGATACCCAGTCTAAGAATACTCTTATTGTAGTAGAGTACATATCTTGGCTTAATACATGAAAGTTTGGAGCAATTTTAAACTTATCACCATTTGAGCCATTAAAATTGGCTTCACCAAATCTGTAATAAACATCTTCACCATTTTCTTGTATTACAAGATTCATACCTGCTGTATATGTTTTATATATTGCCATATTCTATCACTCTCCCACATAAAAAAGACCAATACCTATTTTTGTAGGATCAGATATTGCTCTTGTTTTTTCCATTCTTATTGGTTTTTGTACATAGAATTTTCTTACTGTCATATTTTCAGCATTAACTCCATTACTATCGGTTCTTAATACTTCATCATTATTACGATAAACAACTAAACCATTATTGTCTAGGATTAGTCGCATTACACTATCTGACTTATTGATTTTTAATCCTTCTATGTCAAATGTATACCCTGTACCTGTATCAAACTTAACAACACCATTTACTAACTGTTGATTAATAACTTGAATTTCATATGCTGTAGCTGTTTGATTTGCTTCTACAGTATTTTTAATTTCTTGTATTTGCTGGTCTGTTGCTGATTTATTACTTGCTGAAGTAGCTTCTACTTGTGTAATATATGTATAATTACCATCAACTCTTGCATTTATTGAATTTGCAGTTGTTTCTAGTGTTGCATTTGAAACATATCCTTCTTGAACATCAGTTTTAAATTGATTTAATTCCTGTAATGCTTGGTTTGCAACTGTATCATCTGTGTAATTAACACCTAAGATCCAATGAGCTGTATTAAATGTTCCTTCACTTGTAGTTGCTGTTTTACACCTATAAAGTTCTCCATCTTTTAACCAAATATCACCAATATCATATGGAACTGTTGGCTGTGCTACGAACACTCTTCTTTTACTATCTGCTGTATCTTTTGCACTATTAGCTATTGCTAATGCTTCTGCTATATCAGAATCAGTAAGTTTTACCCAAGAATACGTATTATTAGATTTTTGAAATCTATATGCATAACCTGTATTTTGGTCATAATATAAATCTCCTATGTGTCTATCTTTTTCAGTATCAGTAGTCCATCCACTTGCCGGCTCATTTAATAGTGTTGGAACTCCATTAAAAAACCAAGTAGTGATATTACCATCTACTTGGTCTTGAAGTTCTTGTAAGTTTTCTGTAGTCGCTTCTACAAATCTTTGTAATGAAACACCTACATTTTGTATTTCTTCTTTTGATAGTTCTATTGCTTTCCTATCTTGTGTTAATCTATCTAAATCATATCTTTGTCTTAATTCCTCTGCTGTGAAGGATTTTTTTCTATCTTGTATATTCATTAGTAAACCCTCCCATTTCTAACAGTAAATCCTAATTGAGTTAGTATTTGCTCTTTTTCTTTTACTGTTAGTTTTTGATTATTTATATATTTAATTATGTCCTTATCATAATTGGTAAAGTTCTTATAATATTGCTTTATAAACATTGCTTTTTGAGGAATACTCATACTTAAAGAATTGATGTATTTGATAGTTTCTGTTTTATCATTTGTTGTGTTATTTCTTATATCAGTTATTTTGTTTTTATAAGTAGTGTATTTATCATATGGTGCTATATATTTTATAACTGAATACTTATCAGGATATTTAGTAGCATAATCATATTCTTCATATGAATCATATTTCTCATATTCATCTATGTCAAAGTTTCTTCCTAATACATTTTTAGCCATTATATTCTTTTCTCTGTTAGTATAATCAGAATTTGCTATAAACTCTATTTTATCTGCATTAGTAGTACCGGCTTGATTTAATGCTTCTCTATACTTTCTATAATTAGATGCAGACATATCAAGTTCTTTCACTTCATCTAATCTAGACTTGCTTATTGCTTTATATCCGCTATCCATGTATTTTTGAGATTCTTTACTTGAATATTGCCCAAATAATGCCGCTTTAATTTTACCACCTGTAGACTCATCAGCTCTAAATCTCAAATTGCCACTATCTGTATAGCTACCAGGCATTGGTAAATTACTATCATACATTTTTAATCCTTTAGTTGTTTTCTTTACTTGACCATAACCTGTAGGCAACAACCAATAAAATGCACTTTCTGTTAAATCTTTCTTAACATCATCCACACTATATTTTTGGCCATAACTATTCTTTTGGCCTGTAGCATAGTTTAAAAGTGTTTCTCCACCTTTAAATGCTTCTTTCATAGGAATACGACCACCTGTCATAAAACTTGCAAATGGTAAATCATTCCATAAATCACCTAATACCTCTTGTGTTCTTTCTTCTAATGATTTTTCTTCGTCATCATCACCTGAACCTATCATTTTCTTTAACATGTCTATTGGGTCTATCATTACATCTGAACCAGTTAATGATTTCATAAAATTATTAAAGAAAAAGCTCATAGCTGCAAGTTGTCCTAACTGGAACATTACTGTTGCACCTGATTTATTTCCGGTTTTAATATCCATCTTATTATCATGAATTATAGATGACCATTGGTTATTTACTTCTAATTGGAATTGAGTTAATAAGCCAAGTGTTTTAGAATTAAATATTTCTGCAGTTGATCCTTTACTTCTATCACCCATTATACGAGATGCGAAGTCATCTGCTTTTTTAATGGCTTGTGATTCACTCATACCGCTATCTAAATATTCATAGTATTTACTTCTCCATATTTGATTTGCTGTAAAGTAATCACTACCTGTCATAAATATTTGACCTGCATTACTTGCTTTTTGCCAAAACTTTTTAGATAATTGATCACTACCAAACCTATTAGTTAAAAAGTCTGATTTATCTATCATTCCATCATTATGAACTATATTTTTAAGTGTAGACATTGTTCCTTTAATGAATGATATTTTTTTAGTCTTTGCAGCACCTTGTACAGCACTTGCAAAGTTAGTTAATGCACTTCTTACATTAAAGCCTGTCATATTAGAGCCAACCTGTTTTTTGGCTGAGTCTAATACTGTATATACTTTTCTTCCTAAAAGTCTTTCTGCTGCTCTATCGATTCCACCTTTTTTACCAGCAAGTGCATTCGCTTGTTCATCTAGCCAAGCAGCATATTTGCTTAATTTATTATCAAATATATCATTTAATCTCTTTTGACCTTCTTCTGTTGAAGGATCTATATTGTCCATACCATGAGATTGACCATAAGTATCTCTTATAAATTTACTTAATGCTCTATATCTTTGTATATCTTCTGTATGGTAAATTAAATTGCTAGCACCTTCTAGATATCCATCTATACCTGTTATAGCATCGTATGTTGTCTTAAATCCTTTTCTTTGCATTGCACTTGCAAACCAGTTCTTTCCAGGTTTAAATTGGTCAGTAATACCATTTATATCTGTTGGTAAAGTATCTTTACTCATGTCTGTTGGATTTAAAGGTATTCCCCATTGACTTAATTTATCATTTATTTCTTGGAAGTGTCTCATGTAATCTGGTCTTTTAGGAATAGGATCATATCCTAATTCTGTTATTACACTATTGATTTGGTCTATATACTTATCATATTTATTTCTCAATACTTCTGCTGCATGTTTAATCTTGTTTTGTGTAGCTACATCTGGGAACTCTGCTGCTAATTGAGCATCGCCATATTTGCTAACTTCACCTTTATCACTAACAAATTGCTTTTCACCATATTTTTGTACTGCTGCACTTTCTTTGCTTCTAGGTTTAATTCCTAAATTCGATATTTCTTCTCTTTCTTTGTTTAAGAAACGAGTTCTTTCTGCTTCATTATGTTTAGTTTTATTAATAGTTGCATCATTTATCTTTTGACCTACTTTAGCTCCAAATACTTTTTCATTAAGTCTTATTGGATCTGTTCTTTGAAAGTCTAATGAACTAATATCCTTACCTTCTGCTATATCATCTATTGTTATTCCCATTTCTTGTTTAAGTTCTTCTTGAACCGTCTTTCTTGTTTTTTTATATTCTTTAGTATCATCATAAGAACTTTCTTTAGTTGGATTTTTAGGTAAAGAAAAAGAACTATTATTAGTTCTTTCGTATATATTATCAGATTCAGTTGTTGGATGTAAATTATCTACACTTTTAATTTGATTTGGTTCAAATGCTACTATTTCAGAAGTTGTTTGCCCATGATCGTATTTATATATTATACCATCATACCCATTTTCTTGCAATTTTTTTGAAAATTCTCTAGCTTTATCTTCTTCTTTAATTGTATGAATTTCTTGGTCATATCTATTCCATGTTAATATATCTTCTTCTAATCCTATTTTTTTAACAAATTCATTCATTTGTTCTTCTGTTTTAATTCCATTCCAATAAAATGGATTCGTAATATTAACATATAAAGCCATTGGTTCATAGTCAGCAGGTACATTTTCACCAAAGTTATAATTACCTGCTAATGCTTTATTTTCAGTAAAATAAAAACCACATCCAAACATTCCTACATTATGTGTGTTTGAACCTATTTTTGATTTATCAAAAGCATCAAATTGTTCTTTTGTTCCATGATATACAACTAACAAATTACCATCTGCATTTCGTACCATATCATTAGCATAGAAATTATTTTGGTCTTCAGTTAGTTTTTTACCTTTACTATCTACATTTGTTCTAGCTTTTTCTCCAAATACTTCTCTAACTGTTCTTGATCCAACATCATGTGATTTTGGCGAATATACATATTTATTTCTTTCAGAGTCTGTTTGCTCTTGATTTGAGTTATTATATCCTCCATTTTGTCTGTCGCTTTGATTTTGTAATATAGAATAAGTTCTATCAATCTTGTTTGTTCTACTGACATCAGTATCACTCCCTTTAATACTATTATAATTATTATTTAGATTATTTTCAATAGTTGGTAATTTTATATCCTGTTTAAAGTCTTTTACTGTTGGTATAGTTGGTACTTTTGCATATTGTCCCTGTGTTGGATCTATCCATGCTATATCATTTATAGGTACTTGTTTAGAATATATCTTACCATTACCAGAATAGCTTTCTGCTTCCATTTTTGATGGTGATACAAATACACCATTTTCTATAGGATATGAACTATATACTGTTATCATACCACTTTTTATGGCATTTTCTATATCTTGTCTAGTTAAATCAGGATTAAATTCATCATAATCAATGTAATCACTATCATTTAATGTTTCTTCTAATGTTTTGATATCTTCTACATTCCTAATACCTGTATGATAATCATCTTGCATAGGATTAGATTTTTTTATTATATCTAACTGACTTTGTTTTAATGAATCACCATTATTAAAAGGAATACCATTTTCTTGCATATATTCCTTTACATATTTGTTATATAGTTGTTCTGCTCTTGCAGTATCAGCAAAATCTAAATCATTATCATAACTCATTATATCAGTTATTGAATCGTTTATATCTTGCTGTGTTGGATTAGTTATATTATGTTCCTCTAAATATTCTTTAAAGCTCTCTATCATTGCTTCTCTTTGAGATTCAGATTCTTCTAATATTCTATTTCCTTGTTGTTCTAATTGTTCTTCTAGTGTGTTTATTCTTCTAGTAGTTTCTTCCTGTACTTGTTGGTTTCTTATTTCTTGCTGTCTTTTATTAAATTCTTGCAAATTTTCTAATGGATTTGTATTTTCTACAGTTGGTAAGCTTATATTATTGTTTTGATTAGTATTTACATTAGCATTTGTAGGTACATTTAAGCCATTTTGAGAGATATTTTCAACTGTAGGTATATTTATACTATTTGAAGTATTTTCTCTTGCTAATTCGTTATTAAATTCTTCCTTAAGAGCATTTACATCAGCATGATAGTTAGATAAGTTTCCAGGTAATTCTAAGATATCACCTACTAAACCACCAACTACAAAACTTTCAAATACATCATTCCAATTTACTTTTCTTCCACTTGTATATGTTGCATTTTGTAAGTAAGGTTTTATTATTTCACTTAATCCTTCTTCGCCACCTTCACCTAAGAATGTGAACCCTTGTTTAAGTAAAAATTTAGACATTGAGTTGGAAGCTTTATCTATCATTTCATCTGTCCAATGATCTATAATACCTGTTTGCTCTACCCCAGGAACTCCTCCTGTTATCCATTCAGTTCCCATTTCTACTAATGCAGAACCTAAGGCAAACTTATTAGCTTGGCTAGTAGTAGCACCTTCATTATATGCTTCTTCTAGTCCTCCACCATATGAAGTAATTCCTATACCTAGATTAGTAGGAGAAGAAGCTACAAGAGCTTTTCCAAAGTTAAGAGCCTTCCATTGAGCCCCTGTTCCACCGAGTGCATTACCTATTAGTAATTGTGGTGCCATTTCTCCAACACCTTGTGCAACTTTGCCACCTAAGTTATTTCTTCTAACTAATGAGCCTTGTTCCCATTTTCTCTTAGCTTCCTCATCAAAGCCGATGTTATTTTCTAAATCAGTAGTTAAGTCTCTTTTAATAATGTCGGCTGCTGTTTGCCTTTCTTTCTCTGCTTGCTCTTTAGTTTGAATACCTAACTTTTCATTTAACCATGTATTGATATTACTAGAAGCATTTAACGAAAAATCATAAAAATTTTCTGCTGCTTTTCCTAAACCATGTAAAGCATTTGTGGCTATATTCTTCTTGGTACTTAATGATGTCTTTAATAAGTCTCCAAATTGATATCCATCTCTTAAATAGGAATCATTATATACACCTTTTATTCCATTTATAATCTTTTTGTCTAATGAGTCTTCTTGGGATTCTTTAACTATATCTCTTATTTCTTTGTTTTTAGAATAGTTCTTTAAATTATTTAATCTTTGATTTACTTGCTCCATATTATTTGGATTGTTGTTAGTTCTAGTAGGTAATTGAAATGGAGCAGGCTTTGTTTCAGTTATTGCTGGTAAACTAATTTGCTTTTCTCTTTCTTGCATTAAAGTTTGGAGTTTTTGGTCATTTTCTTTTTTATGTTTTTTCATTATTTCTTCATATAGACCCATAATATACCTCCTTATACACCATAAAGTTTAGTTATATTTTTTACATCACTTGATTTAATGGCTCCGCTGCTTAGCGCACCAGATAATAGCGATTCTAATTGGCTCTTAGTAAATGCTTTACCATTTATATTAGCTAAATACCAATTTCTAGCATTTTTAGAACTAAAACTTGCTGGGCTTTGCTTTGCTGTATATGTCTTGCTATTTCCAGATTTGCTATTAGCAATATTGGATAATGCGCCTATTCCAGCTCCTATTGCACCGTATACATTGTTAGATGATTGCTGGGCACTGTTATCTGTCAAAGCTGATTCACTATTTTCGTTTGATAAAACATATCCACCACTTCCGCCTGATGAACGACTTGCATAACTGTTTGCTTGGCTTAATGCATATTCTCTTTCCCAATTGGCTTGAGCTTGTGCAGCTTGCTCTCTTTGGAATTGCATTTCAGCTTCCCATTGCCTTATAGCCTCTTGTCTAGCCTTTTCTTCTTGAATTTGTGAATATAATGTGTTGTATCTATTGTTATAATCACTATCTAGATTTTGATTATTAGATAATCTATTTTGTTGAGTATCACTAACATAATTGAAGCTTCTTAATGCTTCTGCTTGTTGTTGCTCTAGTATTTTAAGTGCAAGTTCTGCTTTTAATGTGTCATTGTTTAAATATGCTTCTTTTATTGCATTATCAAACTGTAATTTAGCATCTTGCATCTTTGCTCTAGCTTGAGCTGTTCTATTTTGTTGAGTAGTCCATGCCTGAGATTTAACTGTCTCACTATATCCTGCTCTATTTAAGCCATTTTGAGCTTGTATTTCTGCTTGTACTCCATATGGGTTGATGAAGTCATAATAAGCATTTTTACTAGCTTGTGCTTCCTTTTGAAATTCTCTTTCTGCTTTTTCTTTGTTTTGATTTTGTAAATCTACTTGAAAAGCAGTTTGCTTATCATAAATATCATTTTGAGTATTTTGATAGTTATCTAAATAGTTTCTTACACCTTGAGAGTATTCAGTATTCTTATTTAGCAAATCATCATATGTTTTATTTGATTGATCTAAAGCAGCTGCTCTTTCATTTGCTAACTTTTGATATCTTTCTTCTTCACTCATCTATATTCCTCCTTATCGTTTTACATAGCCACCAATGAAAGTTTCCAAAGTACATGAAAAAAGTCCAAACGGTTTGTTTGAACTAAACTCTAATTGTAGCCATTTCCATTTCTTTTCTTTTACTCTATAAACAATATAACCTTTTTCATCGTTATATGTTCCTATAGTATTTTCTCTTATTTCTGTTTTAGTTTTTAATGTAATAGCATCATTATCCATTTGTTTTACTGATGCTGTTCCACCTCTTTTATTTGTTATCTTTCTATAACTATCATACTTAAATGTATCTTTTGCAGTAGTCCATTTACTAAATATTGCTGTTTCATTATCTGTTATACCTTCTAATATGAAGATTTTCCCTTCATTATTAGCTAAATATAAATCGTTTTGATATTCCGTCATATAATTTACATTAAATGGTAGTTCCCAATAGAACCACTCGTATTCTGCTTTATTCTGTGTTTTTTCATATAAGTTCCTACTATCTGCTAGGAATACTTTACTATCTACTAAACACATTAAATATCCTCTATATTCAGCTATTTTTATGTTTTGATAATCAGTATTACTTATTAGTCTAGAATCTACTAAGCTTGATCTATGGTCTAGTATTTGGTCATTTCCTAGATTCTTTCCTATTGCCTCTAATCCATTTCTACTAAAGAAGCATATATCATCATTAAAGTTTACTCCAGTTGAAATACATCCTGTTGAGATGTTTCCTGTTTCACTTGGATATATTTTACCTAACTTATAATCAATAGTAGGTGTTAAATAGAATGCATTTGAGCCATTTTGAACTGTTTCCTTAAATACCCATAAAATACCATTACCTGGTATTAAAGTCTTTACAGCAGCCATATCTAGCCCTACAGTAGAGTATCCTACATCACTTACATATCTTGGATCTTCTAGTTCTGTATGAAATACTGTATTTGGATAATCTGGATTACCACTAAAGAAAATTCTATTATCAAATTCTACTGATATAGTACATTTCTTTACTCTATTTGCCATTTCACTATTTGCTTTTGAATAGGTAATGATAACATTACTGTCTCCATCTTCTAGTGGTGCTGGTGGAGCTTCATTGAATATTACTACACCATTTGTTCTATCTACAGTAAAATCTACTGCTTCTAGTTTATCTATACCATTTACTGTAGCATGCATTATATAATCAGTTGCTGGATCTAAACCATATGTATCTAAGTGATATTCTGTTGATTCACCGTCTGCAACGAAGCCATTTTTTCTTAAACTTGTTAAACAGTTAATATCTTGGTATACATAATCAACATCATCTTTATAAATTGCTCCGGATGGTGTTGTTCCTAGTCTTGTTATTGGTATTGTTCCTTCTACATCTTTACAAGTAGTTCCGTCATATTCTAGATAGTTAATGCCATCATGTATATATAACACACTATTGAATACATGAAACATACTAAATGCTGGTTTCATACCATTAAATAGTTCTGTTTTTTCTACAGGGCTTTCTGGATAATTAACCCATCTATATAGTTTTGTACCTGCATGTACTATTACTTGCAACGAATCTTGTATTTTATAAAAAAAGAGACCAAATATTTGACTACCAAAATCTCCTAGTAGTGTCATACCTGGTCTTGTTTCTATTCCTTCGCCATCATCATAGTTTTTCCACATATTAACAGAATCAGGGCTTCTATATAAATTAACCTCGTTATTACTAAAATCTACTCCTCTGAAATTGCTATATTTTCTATTTACTGTTTCTACTGCCATTAGTCAATCGCCTCACTTGTATCAATGAAGATTAGACCATTTGTAGTTCTTGAATCTAACATTTGCTTTAATTCATTGTATCTTGATGAGTAATAAGCACCATAGTTAGTAGATGGATCACTTTTAAGCATATCTCCTGCTATACCAAATGGCATTACTTCTAATGCATCTTGATCTAATTCAAATTCATATGCTTCATCATCTTCATCTTCTGCAATTAGTTCAGGATATTTATAGTAATAAATCTCTACATCACCTTTATAGTTTTCATCAAATATTATTGTTTTACCAATTACTTGATATTCACAGCCTAATATTTTAAATACTTGATACATATCGCTTGGAAAGTTATACACATTACCAGTTGCACTTGTTTCTGTATTATAAACTGTTCTAGCTGGTATTTTTTTTATTCTAGCAAGTTCATTTAATACTACATTAGTACAATCATTGATTTTCTTTTCATAATCAGGATCATCTGTTAATCTTGTTGCTGTATCCTCACTTAATTCTTCAATGATTCTATATACTTGCTCCTTCATCTGTTTTAGTGTCATCTTTTACATCCTCCTTATTTTCTGGATTATATATTTCTTTTATGTCCTTTATTTTTTCTTCTAATTCTTCTAAAGTACATACTTGAGCTTGTGGAACTATAAATCCTTCTACTTCGCTCCAAATTAAAACAGTTCCTTCTGGCACTGTTATTGATATTTCAGAATGCTCTTTTACTTTGTATACACCCTGCTCTACCTCACTATCTATAACTGTTGTTAGAGTTAAATCTTTAAATGTTTGATGTACTCTATCATCTTCAGTTTTTTCTTCAAATTCTGTATTTTTATCTACCTTTTTACCATATATTTGTTTTAGGTTAGGTTCTACCATGTAATATTCTACTTTTTCTTCCATATTTATCTCCTTCTAGGTCGTAGGGAGTGGAATTGCACCACCCTTCAGCTATTCCCACGATAAAAAGGGTATTTCTACCCTTTATCTTATAGAGTTTTAATAACTACTATTTCTTCTGGTCTTACTACTTCAGCACCGAATGCATATAATCCTTTTAATGCATCTTCGAAAGAATCTTGTGGTCTATATGCTTCTACTTTGTTGATTTGTTCAACGAAAGCTACAGCATGTTCAGTTCTTAAGAAGTTATAAGTTGTATCGTTAGCAGCAGTAGTTTGTCCTTTTGGTAATAAGTTTTCAATAGTAATGTTAGCATTACCATATTTACCAACAATACCTTTTTTAGCCATTTCAACATTGTTTGTTAATGTTTCAATGATTGCTGGTCTTAATACCTTATGGAATTTAGGGCAAATTTCTAACCAGTAGTTTTCAGATACTTTACAGTTATTACCATAAAGAATTTCAAATCCGTTTTCTACTAAGTCTACTGCATTAGTTTTAGTAGGAGCAGTAGCAGTTGTAGATGCTATTGTTGGAGTAGTAGCTTCAACTCCAGCTTTAACGATAGAAGCAACATATTTGTCTCCTTCTTCTGATAAAGCTAAAGAACCTTCTTTTGCAGTAGCTTCCATAGCACCTGGAACTGATTGAGCTTTGTAGATATCATCTAATCCGATATTGAAATATCTGAATTGATTAATATCAATTTCCTTTTTAGTAGCTGATACTGCATCTCTAGTTATTGCTGTTCCAGGAACATAATTTCTAACAGTTGGTCTTACTGCATTTAATACTATTACTTTAGTAGCATCTTTACTATCTTTCTCATATTTGAAATCGCAGTGATTTCTTAAACTTGTGATTGTAGCTAAAGCTCTTTCGTATGCTTTATGCCAAATTGTTTGCATTGCATTATTCATAATATCACTCTCCCTATTCTCTTATTTTTTTAAATGCAATTAAGAGGTCATGGAGTTTCTTACTGCATCCCATACTCCAGGTTTGTCTAAATCATCTAATGTTAATTTAGCAATTTCCTCATCTGTATACACAGTTTTGGTTTTATCTGGTGTTTGAGTTGCCATACTTCCAATCTTCTCTATGTTTTTTTCTTGTTTATGTGTCTTTGAATAAAGTTCATAAACATCTTTTATGCTAGTGTTTTGATTAAACTTGCTAGCAAAGTCTTTAAACTCTTTAGAGTCTAATAAATCGGCTTTTACACCGATTGATTTTAATTCATTAACTTTTTTTTCATGAGTTAGATGTTCTGCTAAAGTATTAAATATTTC